TTTATTTATCTTAGAGGATTCATTACATTTATCCTTGTTTTTAAGATACCAGTTCTTAGCATATTCTTTCTGTTTTTCTTTCTGTTTTTCTGGGTCTTTAAAGGGCATAAAAATCCTATTGACAATTTACCAAGATAGTAGTATAAAAGACACATCTAGGCAAATTTAAATCCGACTCAGACTGCGCCTAGGCAGACGTTATAGAGACTGACAGGACAACGTGCTATAACACAAGGAATAATATAATGGCTCAAACAACATTTAGCGGTCCAATCCGCGCAGGTAATATCCTCAATACATCAGGTACTTCAGTAGGCGTAAACATGGCAAACGTAGGTCAAGTAGTAATGGGCCAATCAGTTGCAGTAACACAAGCATCGGGCGCAACAACAATCGTAATTCCAGCAAATAGTCAAATTATAGAAATGAACTTGTACGTATCAGTAGCATGGAGTGGCGCGGATTCTACTTTAGGTTTAGGTAATTCAGCTTTAGCGACAGCATACACAGCAGCAGGAGCAGTTGCGGGAGGCACGGTAGGTGTTGTGTCAATAACCCCAGGTACAGATGCTACGCGTTTAGGCGCCTTCATTGACGTAGGCACTACAGATGTTAGAATTCTAATTACATCAACAAATACCGGTGCAGGCGTAGGCGTACTAACAGTTCGCTACTTACAAGCACGTAACTTAACAGCATAATTAATCTAGAGGGGTTGAAACACACCCCTTTAAAAACCAAGGAGATTAATTATGAGAGCAATTACTAAAACCGTTTCAGAAGTTGGGGTATCAGCCCCTATTCCGCTAGACACATACCTTACCCCTTTTAGCGTAGGGTTAGCAGTAGTTATTAGTGCAGGTGGAGGTTTAACATATACAGTTGAACATACATTTGATGACGTTTTTGCAAAAGGATACGTTCCGGCAGCGGGGACATGGTTTCCCCATGCCTCATTAGCGGCTTTAACAGCGACGTCTAACGGGAACTACGCATTTCCAATTACAGCAGCTCGGCTAAATGTTACAGCCTATACAAGTGGCAGCGCAACGTTTACAGCGCTACAAGCGGGTATTGGGGCGTAAGATGGAAAATAAGGACGTACATAATGCGATAGAAACAGCAGCAGCCATAGCAACCCATGCCAGTGAAATAAAGCATTTACAGGCGAACATGGATAGATTAGTCGAGGATATGAATGACGTCAAACAAACCCTAAATGCTATAAACAGTACTTTATCTGAAGCTAAAGGCGGATGGCGAGTACTTATGATGGTAGGCGGTGCAGGTGGGGTATTTGGGGCAGTTGTTACTTGGGTTGTAGAGAACGTGGGAAGATAAATTAAAATGGCTAAACCAGGACTGTATGCAAATATCCACGCTAAGAAAAAACGTATAGCAGAAGGCAGTGGGGAAAAGATGCGAAAAGTAGGGGCCAAAGGCTCACCTTCGAAAAAAGACTTTACGGAGTCTGCTAAAACAGCAAAAATGGCTAAAGGTGGTCCAGTACTTTCCGTAGGAAGAGGCGAAAAACTCGCTACTAAAGCAGGAGCAGGGCTAACTGCAAAAGGGCGTGCTAGATATAATGCCGCCACAGGAAGTAATCTAAAAGCCCCTCAACCTGAGGGAGGCCCACGCAAGAAATCGTTTTGCGCAAGAATGACAGGAATGCCCGGCCCTATGAAAGACGAGGCAGGAAAACCTACTAGAAAAGCTGCATCACTTAAACGTTGGAAATGTTAAGGAGTTTATATGTTAGTTAATGAGAACGGATGGGGTAATGCCCCTACCAAAACACCCAAAAAAGAAGTCACACCTAAAGAAGAACCTGTGTCTAAACAAACCACAAAGGCGGTCCAAAAATGAAAATGAAAATGGATAAAAAAGCAGATATGAAAATAGATAAAAAAATCGCAAAGAAAGCGGTTGCTATGCACGACAACCAATTACATGGTGGCAAAAAAACAGACATGACCAAACTTAAAAAAGGTGGCACGGCAAAACATATGATGCCCGACGGTAAAATGATGGCGGGTGCAAAACATAAAACAGCAAAATTTGCTAAAGGCGGCGGCGTAGAAGTTCGCGGTAAAACTAAAGGAAAGGAGTGCTAAAATGAAACACCCTATGAAACACGGCGGTAAAGTTAAGGGTATGGCTGAAGGCGGCAAAGTGTATCAAAAGAAAATGTATGACGCTGCTTTGAAGATGGAGAAAGAGCCTTACAGCCCTATGGACACTTTAAAAAGTCTAATGACTCCTAAAAAAGAAAAGGACAAACCCGTAGCAAAAACTATAACAAAACCTATAGCGAAAGCCAAAGGCGGTAAAGTTAAATGTATGGCTAAAGGTGGCGGCGTAGAAGTTCGTGGTAAAACTAAAGGTAAGGTGTGCTAAAATGGACAAAAAAGAAAAGATTGCTCCTTCTTTTAGAGCGTCAAAACCTGATAACAAAGAGCAAACATTTAAAGCAGCTTTTGCGGAAAATAGATCTGCCGGTAAAAAAGAGTTTACTTGGGAAGGTAAACGGTACAACACTAATGTAAAAGCAGAAGCTCCTAAAGCCTTTAAAGCTAATACACCAACGCCTAAAGCTGATACACCAACGCCTAAAGCTGATACACCAACGCCTAAAGCTGATACATTCCCTGACTTTACTGTCAAAGCGAAGGATAGACCAAAACCTAAGGCTGAGGCGGAGGAACCAAAAACCCCAGCTAAGGTGGAAAAAGAATATACATTGCAGGAAAAAGCACAACGAGCATTTCTACCAGGCCAAACCTCATACAAAAAAGGCGGCAGTGTTAGAGGAAATGGCTGTGCTATTCGCGGTAAAACTAAAGGAAGGATGGTATAGTTATGGGGATGGGTTCAGCGCAACAAGGACAACAACCTATGCAACAAGGACAACAACCTCAAAGCGGGTTTAGTTCTAAAGGCATGGGACAACAACCTACGCAGCTTATGCAACAAGAGCAACCTCAAAGTGGATTTAATCCTAAAGGTATGGGACAACAACCTATGCAACCTATGCAACCTATGCAATACGGACAACAACCTATACAGCAATTTATAGAACAGCCTACATACCCATTCCAACAACCAATGCAGCCTCAGATGCAACAACCAATGCAGCCTATGCAGCAACCAATGCAACCTCAAATGCAGCAACCAATGCCTTTTCAAGGAGTGCCTATATCACCGGAGCTCCCGCAACAACAAATGCAAAGGGCGTTACAACAGATAGGGGGCGGGATGTAATGAGACCTTCTAGAGGCATGGGGGATATAAACCCTAAAAAAGAACCTAGAGCTAGCAAGAAAAAGATTAAACGCAAAGACAAGCCTAAATTTGTACCAAATTACAAAAAGGGCAAAGATATAAAACAACTCTAAGGAGATTGAAATGGTACTTTTGTCTGTATATGTAATATGTGGGTTTAGTATAGGCCTGCAGTATGAAGAAGTAGAAGGGGAAAAATACTTAATATTAAACCTTGGGTTTATAGAACTGATTTTTACATGGTAGGTGGATAATGGCGATAACAACAACAGTATCAGGTACGTCTGGGTTTAATTTAGATTTAAACTCTTTAGTCGAAGAAGCATTTGAAAGATGTGGTTCAGAACTACGTACGGGATATGACTTAAGAACTGCGCGTCGGTCTTTAAACTTGCTTACAATTGAGTGGGCAAACCGTGGGATAAACCTATGGACTATAGAACAGGGAGAAATTCCCTTAGTTCAAGGACAGATCGCATATAACTTACCTGTTGATACTATAGACTTACTTGACCACGTTGTGCGTACGGGCACAGGGCAAAACCAAACAGATATAAACATTACCCGTATTAGTGAGACAACTTACATAACAATACCAAACAAAAATGCTCAAGGCCGTCCAATTCAGGTATGGATAAATAGACAGTCAGGAGCAGACTACGCAGGAACTGGCATCAAACACCCGCAGATAAATGTGTGGCCTACCCCAGAACAAAGCAATTTTTATACTTTTTACTACTACCGCTTACATCGTATCCAAGACGCAGGTGAGGGCGGATCCCATATGCAAGACATACCATTTAGATTCTTACCTTGTCTAGTTGCAGGGCTTTCGTTTTATATGAGTATGAAGATACCCGGTGCATTAGAACGCGTTCCTTTTTTAAAAGCAGAATACGAACAAGCATTTCAATTAGCGGCAGATGAAGATCGGGAAAAAGCATCGCTAAGACTTGCCCCAAGAATTTCGTATATATAGGCAGGGCAGAATATGGCAAGTAAGTTCAGCTCAGGTAAAAATGCAATAGCTCACTGTGATAGGTGTGGGTTTAGGTTCAAACTAAAACAACTTAAACAGTTGGTTATAAAAACAAAAAATGTTAATATTCTAGTATGTTCAGAATGCTGGGAGCCCGATCAACCGCAGTTGCAATTAGGGATGTATCCTGTAAATGATCCTCAAGCTGTTAGAAACCCAAGACCAGATATAGGGTATAATCAGGCAGGGTTAAACAGCCAAGGAGTACCGTCAGAAGGCAGTAGAATTATACAGTGGGGCTTTGGGCCAGTAGGGCTAGACAACCCTCTTAAACTACCTATACCAAACTCACTAATTGCGGTGGGAGTATTAGGATCAGTAACAGTAACAGTATCTTAGGAGAAAAACAATGGAACACAAACAACCAAAAAAAGTACCAAATGTGGATATAGGTTATAAAACTGATCCAAATACAGTAAGCGCTAAAAACAGTACGAATGATATACCGGCTCGTCGAGTAAGCGGTGGAGACCCAGCTAACAGTAATGTTAAGACCTCAGGTATAAAACAGCGCGGGAGTGGCGCAGCTACAAAAGGGTTTACCTCTAGAGGGCCTATGGCTTAAGTAAGGAAGAGTAATGAACTACACCCAACTAGTAGCAGAAATTACATCGTATACAGAAAATCAATTTGAAACTGTAGACATAAACACGTTTATAGACCAAGCCGAACAACGGATTTACAATAGCGTTCAGATACCTGCGATTCGTAAAAATGTAACAGGCTCGGTCACTGCAGGTAACAAATACTTAACTTCTCCGCCTAACTGGTTGGCTACGTTTAGCTTGGCTGTAATTGACCCGCTATCTGGCGTTTATTCTTACTTGTTAAACAAAGATGTAAATTTTATACAGTCTTGCTACCCGATAGCTACAGAAACAGGAATCCCTCAATTTTATGCTTTATTCGACCAGAACACGTTTATTATGGGCCCGACGCCAGACCAAGATTACGAGATGGAACTACATTTTTACCATTATCCTGAGTCTATTGTTACCGCTAATACTACTTGGCTTGGGGATAATTTTGACTCTACATTGCTATATGGGGCTTTGCTTGAAGCGTACACGTTTATGAAAGGCGAAGCAGATATACTTGCACTCTACAACGCTCGGTACATGGAAGCTATGGCGATGCTAAAACAATTAGGTGATGGTAAAGATAGACAAGATTCATATAGAAGTGGGCAAGTTAGGAATCCAGTACAATGATAACTCAAACGCTTTGTAGTATATTTAAACTAAACTTGTTTAAGGCATTGGAAGATTTCGATCCTGCATCAGCATCAGTTTATAAAATTGCTTTGTATAGCCCCATTGCAGAATTAGATGCATCTACTTTAACTTATACAACGGTTAATGAAGTGGTGGGTACAGGGTATGTAGCGGGTGGAAAGACTCTAACTAAAGTAGAACCTAGTCTAAGTGGCACAACAGCGTTTATATCTTTCAACCCCGTGACTTGGAGCCCAGCAGCATTTACTACCAGGGGGGCTTTAATATACAACGCAACAACAAACGCAGCGGTGGCGGTATTAAACTTTGGGCCAGATAAAACAGCGACTTTGGTATTTACTGTAACCTTTCCAACAAACAACGCAGATAATGCAATAATTAAAATTCAATAGGAGTATAAGAATGAACAACGAACTACAAGGGGTTGGAGATAACGCCGAATTAACAATGGCTACAAATGTAGTGGACAAAGAAACACTTGGCGTTGCAGGTTTTTATCAAGTAGAGTGTCGAGATGCAGAGGGTAATTTAAAGTGGGAAGAATCATTTCCTAACTTAGTTAACGCTGGGGGTAAAGAGCTAATGCTAAATACCTTACTTAGAACTTCAGGCACTTATACAACTGTAGGTCCATTTTTAGGTTTAGTTTCAGGAACAGGCTCAACATTTGCTGCTGCTGACACACAAGCTTCGCATCCAGGGTGGACAGAGTTTATTGCTTATACGGTATCAGCTGTAGCAGTTAGAGGTACAGCGGCATTTGCGGTGGCATCATCAACAGGTACAACTCCTTCAAATGTAACTTCAAGCGTAGCAACACCAATCTCATATCTTATTACTGGAGCAGGGGGAACAGTAGGTGGGTGCTTCTTGGTGTCAGGCACAGGAGCGGTAAACACACAATCGAATACAGCGGGAGTGTTGTATTCAGCAGGAAACTTTGCAGTAGCTAAAGCCGTAACCGTAGGGGATACTGTTAGCGTAACGTACACAACAACCGCTACAAGTTAAGGTTAAAAAAGGTTAATATGCCATTAGTTCTTAAAGACCGAGTACAGGAAACAACAAGCATTACAGGTACAGGAACGCTCACGCTTCTAGGCGCGACCACAGGTTTTCAAAGCTTTTCTGTTATAGGCAATGCTAACACTACGTTCTACGCTATTGTTGATGGAACTTCAGGGGCTTGGGAAGTAGGCGTTGGAACGTACACATCTTCTGGAACTACCCTTAGTAGAGCTACAGTTCTAGAGTCTAGTAATGGCGGCGCGCTGGTAAACTTCGCGGCTGGCACTAAAAACGTATTTTGCACGTACCCCGCAGAAAAAGCAGTAGTTCTCGACGAACCAGCCTCATTTACAACCCTTACAACATCTGGCGCAGCTACAATTGAAACATTGACAGTAGGGCTTGGGGCAGGTGCAATATTTTCTAATACCACAGTTGGTCTCCTTGCTTTAAACACTAATATTACAGGTGAAGAAAATACAGCTATTGGAATAGGCACACTATATTCTAACACTACAGGTAACGACAACACTGCTATAGGCAATGCAGTTCTTTCTTTAAATGTTACAGGCTCTAATAACACTGGTATTGGCTCAAACA